AATCCTTTAGGAATCGGTTTGCACTTGCTATCTTGGAAACAGTAATAGTGTCCTTCCTTACACTTCTTCATTGTAGCGATTATTTTTCCTCTTTATTATTTAGAAACCCTTTCTTTAGCATCTTTGAGAGTTCAGATGTTGATCCTACAAACAATGCGTTATTAGTCACATTATTTGTTTTTGGAGCATCTTCATTTACATCTTTAACTTTTTTTTGTAGATCCATCAACTTATCAGTCGTATCCGCAACTGATTTTATAAGTTGTCCTGCAACTTCATATGCCCTTGGACTTGCACTTTCACCTGCAACCTCCATGATTCCATTTATTGCTTCTTGACCTTTTTCTATGATTGAATATAAGTTGGCTCGAGTGTATTCATAGTCTTTCTCAACTTCATTTTTCTTCGGAGTATCGTCTTTACGAATAGTCTCTTTTTTAGCAGGAATAATATCAGTATCACTGATATTTAAAGCCTTATCAATAGATTCATAGTTTTCCATCAGATATCACTTTGTTTTGTTGGACTGCGATCTCTACCATCATCAAAGAATTCAGATGTTTCACTGAATCCAAAATCATCGCCTGGAACGATAAGTGCATTATCATTACTATCTATCACACCATCACTGTTGTAATCTTTGGTTGCAGTTGGAGTTGCAGTATATCTCATCTCTCTTCTAGCATTTACAGTATCAACACTTGCGTATTGATCGACAATAACTTTCTTAATAAGACCCTCTGGATTTTCTGCGATTGGTCCGTATAAGTATGTCTTTGCAACAAATTGGAAAGTGTATATTAACGCTCTTCTTGTTGAAAAATCGCCTTCATAATCATCTTGAAATGTGACATTAGTGAGTGTAATTGGAACATCTCTTTTTTCACCAATTGAATCAATTAAATTTATTGTGATACTAAATGATGGTTGAAAAAATGGTAATATCTGTTCTACAACTTGTAATGCATCATCATTTATTTTTGTAAGTAAACTTAATTCAAAACCAATATTATAAGGAACAGGCATGAAAACTTTCTTCAACTTATTGTTTGTATTATCTACTGCTTTGAACGTCTGAGTAATACCTGATTTTCTAGTTGAGTCATACGCAATAGAAGTCATTTCAAAAGACATTCTAGGCAATGTAATAGCAACCATTTTGTTCAAATCAGGTTGCTGTTCAAGTCTAGCTATAAATTTTGCTGCAGGACCATATGCTAAAGGAACTCTTTTAATATCAACAGTAGTTCCATCAGAAGTTTGATGCCTAACTTCCATATTATTAAACAATGTTCCAAAACCAATTATGGTTTTTCTAATAACTTCGTGATAAAAATAAGTCCCTAACATTAAAATAGTCCAAATGGATTTGATTCAGTGAAATCAAGAATTTGATCTGCCTCATTCTCAATTTCATCACTATGATCGTATTTATCCTTGTCTGTGTTTGCTGCAGATACTTGGATAGTATATTGAGCACCAGATCTTGATCCAGTTACAACCTCACCCCTCAAGAATGTTCCAGTTTCAATACCAACCTGCAAGACCTTAGTATCAAGATCCCATCTCTTAACTCTTGCAGATGCATTAGATCTATTACCTGATACAAGTTCATTAAACCAATAACTTCCAGATCCTATACCAGCAGATGAAGGTGGAGCAACTGTTATTGTTGGTGGTGAGAAGAATCCTGCACCAGCATCCTGAATAAAGATGTTTGATATAGTTCCACCAGCACCAACTTCAGCACGAGCAGAAGCAGGTAATTGTGGTGATAGAGATGGAAGTGAAATGGATACATTTGGTGTTGTAGAATAACCAACTCCACCTGTTCCTCCAATGGAAATACGTACAACACCTTTCTTACCGTCAGATCTAATTATTGCAGTCGCAGCAGCACCAACACCTCCACCACCAGATATTGTGACTATTGGTGCCACAGTATATCCAGCACCTGAATTTGTAATTACTATCTCCTCTATAGAAGTAACATTGTTTCTTGTTGTTAATAAACCTACTGCAGTAGCATCTATTCCACCACTAGGTGCTGTTGTTAATCCGATGGTTGGAGCACTCGTAAATCCTGAACCATCATTAAGTAAACTTATACTCTGAACAAATCCTGTTCCTATCGTTGCTGTAGCAGTCGCTGCTGATCCAACACTGTTCATTGTGAGATCAGTAATTACACCTAAGTCCTCTATCTTACTATCAATAGCATCTATGCCTGTATCAATAGTTTCATCATTGTATTCAAATAATTCACATTGTAATTCATAAACATAAGTATTCCCTAACTGATAAAAAGGAACTTCATGCTCTACAAATTTTATTTCAAATAATCTACCACCTAAAGGGAAAAATACTAAATCACCTTCACGAGGTCTCATTACTGCTTCACCTACTTCATCTACATCTTCTTGACTTAGAAATGGGGAGATAAAATCTTCAAATCTTTCTCTTGAAATGACTAATTGTAATTCATCTCTCAAACTCATTCCAAATTTAGTTAGGACATCACCTGCTCCACTGTATCCGTCCCATGTATTAACATATGCTTCCAATTGGAAATTATCATCAAACTTAGATGACTCTATCTCTTGAAAAACTGTGCTTTTATTAACAAACTTTCTAGGAATATATGTGACTTCAACACCATATATTTTCAATTGCTCATTTACAAGCGATTGAATCAAGTCTTGCTCTTCGGGAGATCCTTGTAGAAAAAACGGGTTGAGAGCCATTATCCAATAAAGTCTAAAGGTGGAAGTTCATAGGTAGAACTCATTTCTTGTTTAATCATCTCAAGTTCTCTTAATGCATCGTCATATATCTGTCTACCATTTAACTCAATACCACCTGGTAATTTTACACCTTGAAACTTAATCAAGTTTTGACCCCACTGTCTCTTAATTAAAGCGGTCAAATATCTTTTTAAAAAACTATCATTGAATAACTGTGTATATGTTGTTGGATCTAATATTCTATGACAGTCAATGACTATAAAATCACCAGCATTCAAACTATTATAATCAATATCTAAGTATAATCTGTCTTGTCTTTTATTAAATCTGACTTGTGCTTCAGTTGTTAACAGAAAATCTATATCTTCTAGATATGATTTAACCATAGCATACTGCAATAACTCAACTGAATTGAAATAATACAAATCATTTAAAAATAACTGGTATTTGATGCTGAACATACCACCAGATATTGAACTCATATCAAATTTAAATATTTTTTCTATTCCTACAACTGTTTCAGGTACCTGAATAAAATTTGATGTCTCGTAGAAATTTGATGTAGTTGTCCCATAACCACTTATTGCTGTAGATGTGCCAGTGGTTGTTACAATACCTACACCTGTCGTTCCCTGTGCCTTTCCCCTGTCTATATCACCCTGAGTAAATTGATACTTTAGGTACATTCTTTCAATACCGTCAAAATGACGTTCTTGAAAATACTGAAATGCATCATCTACTAGATCATCAACCTGTTCATCACTCACGTTGATTTCTAAGACTGGTGCACCTAATTGTCTTTTACAATATTCAATTAATTCTTCTCGTGAAGCAGGTTTCGCCATTAGAAATCCTCAGAATCTACTGTTATATTTTTTGGTTTTTTCTTACCTTTCAGTTGAATCAATAAATTTTCCTGATCAGTTACCTTTGTGCTTAATTGCTCAACAACATTATTTAAACCAAGTACTCTTGTTTCTAATGCTATTATTTGAGCAAGCATTTCGTGTGTCTTTTTCTGATAAACACCCAAAATCATCTTGTATT